AGCCGTGGCTACAAGCAACAACGCAAGTCCCACAGTGTCGAACTCCGTCCGAACACTCGTGTGTACTCTGACGTTGCTGGTCTAATCGACTAGCCACTCTCATAACCGTGCTTCGGGGGCTCACGCCCCCGGACACACACGGTCTATTTTATCACACCTACGTTAAATTTAGCGACAGTTCAGGCAATGCAGTCTATAGGTAGTCAACCCGTGCATCAAGCGTAATGCTTCGGTAGGATAATACTCTGGGACGAGCCCAGCGTACCAAGAATTGTCGCATCATTTTATAATTAAGAGCGAGTAGTAAGTTAGGGACCGTACATCCCAATATTACTACGTTGTTGAGCCTTGGAAAGTAGTTAAGCTAAGCGGCTACCCAAGGGTTACTATGAGCGTATCATATCAGTAGGGATACTGGTTAGGACCTGTATGTCAGGTTAATGGTGCCTCTACATTAAAGTGCTGAAGGAGTACAATGTAACCGTCAAGGAATAGTAATACGTTACGGAAACTAAACAGATAAGAAGTTTAGCAAACCGGAACATCGTAAACAGATAGGCGAAAGTTATCGTCTGTAGTCTGTTGCTAATAGGTCATCAGTCTAAGCTACGGAGTAATCCAGCAAGATATGATATAGGATACCGAGCCTAACCAGCTTTAGTCCTAGCCGATATGCCGAGAGGTAGAACGAGTAGATGTATACGTGACCCGAAAGGGCAACAAGCAAAAATAACCCGTAATAGGAAGGTAATCACTATAAGGACTGTGTCCAAAACTGTGAGGCTTCAATCTTCCCAACACGCTCTAAATATTTATTGTACAATAACCCGTAAACAACCGGAGGTCATAATACTATGAAGAAATGGTACTTCATCGTAAACAGTAGGCTCTTAACTGTGAGAGCCAGTAACGAAGTCGAAGCCCTAAGAAAGCTTCGTGCTTTAACAGTTTGCCCATCACGTGGGTAAGCTGAAGTCATTAGTTGGGGACGCCGCAGAGCGTCTCCAGCTACCAATAGAAGAAGTAATGAAAATGTCCCTTGTTGAAATAGACGCATTACTTGAAGGTAAAGAACGTGAGTTAGAACAAGCTAACGCACAGATAGAACAACAAATAGAAGAACTAGGCTGGGATGTAGACGTTGACGAAGATGGTCCTTTTATTTGTCTAGCAGGTAAGGAGTGATATGTTTTTATTCCTTAGTGACTGGTTAGATGTCGCTCTTGTAACAAGCACACTCTTTTTAATAATAAGTAATTTTGTATTAATATTTATTTGTAAGAGTTTGATGAAAGAACACAGACACACAAATAACCAGAAACGATACTGGCGACAACAAGCGTTGTCAGAGAAACATCGTGACGAAGAAGATTAACTCGATTCCAATATCCGGAGATGAGGCTGACATCGAATGCTCAAGGTGTGGAAGCACAGAAACAACATATGAGGAATACACAAGTTCAAGAGAACCAGATGTATCCGAACTAGGCATTTACTGCCCACAGTGCGACCACCACGAGGATTCAGACGAGCTGAGTCTCCGGATAGAGTGTAGAGTTATGGAACAATATGAAAATAATTAACCCTAAAATAAGGAGACACGTGTGATACGTAGAATAATAAGAACAATAAAGTATATACTTATGCCTTGGAAAAAGGCAACTAATGCGTTGTGGTTTCAAGTTAGGAACCACCAGAAACGTCTCAATGGTATTACTTACAAGTTAAATGAACTAGAACTTTCTTTGGAAGGCGTTAGTGGTAAACTCACGGAATCGAGCAAACCACGCCGGGGACGCCCTCGTAAGAAATCTTCATAACCCCGAACATTGGAGGAAATGTCATATGGCAAAGGTACTAGTACAAACCTTCGGTGGTGTAGTTAAGACTATGGATGCAGACAACCCAGCAGGGTTAGCTGAGTCATTAGGTATCTCTTTGGAGAACACCACTATCAATGTTAATGCTAAGAAAGCAGAGCCAAATGCGTCACTAAGAGATGACGATTTTGTGGCTTTTGTTACTGATAAGGTGACATCAGGCTGTTAGTAATTAACCCGTGATTCGTGTAGCGTGGCGTGAAGCCAACAAATAATAAAACCGATTGTGTAAGGTCAATAGAGGAACACTCCGTAGACTATAAAGCCGGACCGTCACGCTTACGATGATTCCAATGAAACAGGAGAGATATGGAAATTAAACTAAAATCACTACGTTCTAAATTACTCGCAGTTAAAACGTGGTTACAAAGAAATGCGAGATACCAGAATACTGAGATGAACGATGAGAACGCACTAGCAACAGCTACCTATTATATAAATAAAGTAGATGTTCACAGTGTGCGTAGAGTAAGACAGTACGACCACGATGACGACTCATATTATTTCTTTTACACTTTTCGTGTAACAGTAGGCAAACCAAGATTCAGAGGCACAGTAAACTATACATTACATCAACATAGTTTATTATTTAATACGAGTAACCCGACATCAGTCAGGCTTGTAGAGGATTATGAATTTGAACCTTGGATTAATAATGTTGCTAAAGCACAAATGGGCACCAGTGCAGACAGAGCACAGACTTGGGCAGAAGATAATATATACTCTGGTCATCCACACGTCAATGAGTACGGTGAACCTTGTTTAGGTGGCTGGGCTAACGCTTGGTCATCTTGTATAGCAAGTGGTAACATTATATCATTGTTGCCTGTTGCACAAAGCTTTCTAAATACGTGGACTTCAAATGACGCATACTATGATATTAATTCATTATATCGTAGCTACAGATTGATACCTACGCATCTTAAAAAGCTAATGTCTATGTCAGATTTTATGACACACACACATTTGTGGTACAAGTTTATTAGAGACACAAATGGTAGACGTCACTTTAGTCATTACAAGTTTTGTAGATGGGTTGCTTCCAACGAAGAGGAAGTATCAGCACTCGTATACAAAGAAGGTTTTGATTTCATTAAGTTGTATCATTGTTACAATGGTGTCCGTGTTAACAAGCAAATCAAACACGACACAAAATGTGGAATGAAAGAAAAGCTTTACAAAGGCATAGAATCAATACGTAATCTACACGCTATTGCATACGCTAAGGTAGAAGATGGTCTAGGTTATCCACCTACGTCACTTATAGAAGGTCTCGTTCAAGAGACAATGATTGACAAAGGTAGATTATACATACCTAAACCTTGGTCTTCACCAGAATATACGTGGCTCAGGTCTACGTATACTTTCATAGATTACGTAGGTAATCAGATAGAAAGGCAAGTACGCAGTATGCGTAACGACAGTAGTTATTCTATGAGTATTCAACAGATACTACATTTTAACTACAATGCTCACAAGAATATTAGATATACTGACTTCCAGTACATCGAACCAGAACATATTAAAGAAGGCGTTATTTATTTTAATAGTAACGACTCGGCTAGGGAAGCTGGTATAGATATGTGGTATGCAGTAAACAATATTCTTACAGAGTTTGGTTACGAACAGAATTGCGTAAGGTTTGACCTTGGTGGTGACAAGTACGCAGAAAGTATTATTGACGCATTGTTTGCGATAGATAATATAAGCTTGACACAAGAACAAAAGAACGACTGGTCAAACAGAATTGCATACAAAGCTCTATGTAATTACGAGAATAACCTATCAACATTCATAACTAAAGGAATACAAAATGGCAAAGAAAAGTACAAACCCGTCATTTCAAATAGTAGTTTCGGAAATGATGCACAACAAAGTCAGCTATCTCTTGAAGCGTTTTAAAGACATAGAATGGTCAGGTCCAGCGTGGTACAAGATACTAAAAGCTGAAAAGAACGGCTTTCCTACAAAAGTAGAGTTAGCATATTTCAAACCAATACATCTAGGTCACGGTACAGAAACAGAGATTGACGGCGAGAAGCTAGGTAAACTATTACCCAAGCTTTACAAAACTATGCCAGACCTTAAAACGTGTTATTTAGGTTTGATACATTCACATCACACTATGGGTGCATTCCTCAGTGGAACAGATAAAGACACAGCCAGAGAACAAGCAACCAACGATGGTTTCTTTTTCAGTACTGTTGTTGCTTCCGAGAAGGACCCCTATGCGTGTTGCTTTACATATTCAGACAGATACGGTTACAACAATCTGATTGACGGCGAAGTAAAAGTAATGATGCCTAAAATAAGTGTGCCTAAAGAATGGGTTGCAGAAGCTAATGCAATTAAGAAAGCTAAAGATAAAGAGCCAAAGATGACGTACATCAACAACCATAACCAACTATCACTGGTTAATACACGTGGCTACAGTCACGGTGGTTACGGATACGGAGGTTACTGGGATGATACACCAGACCCCACACCAAAGGAACCCGTAGAAAAAAAGACGTCATCTGCTTGGGACCAAGAAACTGAGATACCTGAGCAGGAAATACAAAAAATGGAAGAAATATCTCAGAAGTTTATGGACGGAATGGTCACGTACCACGAGTTCATAGAAGAAGTAAACAAAGAATGTCCAAACATTAATCCCTATGATTATATGGATGGACGAGGGAACGGAGTCAAATACTATTGATATTTATATTAATAAGTATTAACTTTGTTTTATAGGGCACGGTTGCTCTGACTCAGGTTTAAGCCAACCCGGTACCGAGTCATACAGTGAATTAACACCAACGCCGTGCCCGTTCTTTTCTCAGGGGGCTACCGTCCTTTCCACAACTACCAACACAGCAATGGTAGTCCCCATTCATTTCAACAATAACATAAAGGAGAACTGTTTATGATGACAGTACCACAGAAAAAGTATTTCTGTAAACGTATTGATGAGATTACTACAGAAAAAGTAAACAAAATCAAAGACGTTTCAGGGATGACCAACAAAGCTATTGCCGCAATGGGTCTTGCTAGTGGCGATATAAAATACCCAGAGGATATATCAAAGATACACAAAGCTATTGATTTAAAAATAAACGATGGCGAAGACATCAGATGGGGCGATGGTCCACTTGGTCACATAGAAATAGAGCCTATGCTAACAGGTTTTGTAGAGTTTAGAAAAAAGATGCAAGATAAAATAGCAGAGGAAAACAATGAAATCGTTAACAAGCGTAACAAGCTTTATGCAGAAGCTACACGCATAAAAGACGTTGCTATGTTTGGTTCAGAAGAAGCCGCACACGCAATGTTGAAGGACTTTATAGAATGGCAAATAAAATAAAAACTAGGTTCTTACGCAATAAGGACCTTATCCCATTAGAGTCACTTAGTACTATCAGTGTGGTAGGTCTAGGTGGCATAGGTTCGTTCTTAATACAAGGACTAGCTATGATGGGTTGGCACAAAGTTATAGGTTATGACAGCGATGTCATAGAAGACCATAACCTTAGTACCACTTGCTACCCACTAGACGAAACTGGTAATGCTAAAAAGGACTCCGCACAAGGACTGTTTCAGCGTTACAGCGAAGACTGGCAGGAGTTTGTACCAAAGGACAACTTTACACCCGATGACGAAGTCACGCCTAAAATGGTTGTATGCACAGATGATATGGAGTCGAGACGAATGGTATATAATAAGTGGTCACAACAAGCCAACCCACATTTCTTTATAGATATGCGTATGGGTGCTACAAGTGTCGAATTGGTTACGTGCACTGTAGGTAATGACAATTACCTTAGAACTTGGGTACCCACGCATACTATACCACCAGCACCGTGCAGTATGAAGCATACTGTCTTTGCTACTAACCATATTGTGTCCCTTGGTTTAGCCCAGATATATAATATTGTTGCTAATTTAGCATATTATGACTATATTTGGACCAGCCTGAACCCAAATATGGTCGAATTTGGGACATTAATAACTCCAAAGATACAGGAGGTATCAGTTGATACAAGTAAGAAAAGTGTCAACCGACTGGACAGCAATGCCGGGAGGATTGACATATCTAATCATAGGTCAGCCTAAAACAGGTAAGACGACTGCGTGTGCTAGTTGGAGCCCTAAGGGTAGTGAAGGTGTAATTATCATCGACACTGACTTAGGCTCCGACTTTGTTAACGATGCAAACACAGTCACAGTTACGAGTCTTAACGCACCTATACGCCCCGTATTACACGAAGGCAAACAAGTAACAAAGAACGGAATGGCACAGAATGAAAACGTACCACCTGAAGAGCGTGGTTATAGTTATCGTTCTGGCAAAGATAAAGGTAAGCCTATGCCAGTATACTCTATGATAGAAGTATATAACTGGTTGGCAAAAGACTGGGACGAACTTCCGTACGACACCGTAGTTATAGACACCATAGGTCAAGTTAACGAGTGGATAGAATCTACTGTTATACACGAACTAGGTATCACAGCTATGGGTGAAGGTCAATGGGGTGCCGATTGGGGCAAAGCTAGGCGTAAAAACCTAGATGTCATCAAGAGGTTCCAAGACCTAATTAAGAAGAAAGGTGGTAACCTAGTGCTAGTAAGTCACAGTAAGACGTCACAGATGCAAGACGGTAAAGTACAACTAGCACCAGAACTACCACGAGGACTGGGTTACTCATTAGCGGCGAAAGCAGACGTTATTGGTTACACTACAGCCAATAAAGATGATGGTAAGTACTATATATCCTTTGAGGCGTATGACGAGAGAGTTGTCGGTTCACGACTAAAACCTCTTGCTCAAAAAATACTCCCATTAGAGTATAGTGCTATATCTAACGAAATCCTAAAGTATAAGGAGGAATAATGAGTGGACGTTTTAGACCTGCGGACCTTGCTATGGCTAACGATGGCGGTAGTAAGTTCCTTGGATACGTACCCTGTGGTATTACCAGCTATGAAGACAGAGCTGACCAGTTTGACTGGGCAGATGTTTACATAGTGGCACAACTAGCATTAGAAGGCAGTCAATACCCTCAAGAAATGAGGCTTGCTGGTTCTTTTGATAGAGAGCCTAATGGTAATATCAAAACTTGTACATTGTTAAAGAGACTTTACTGGCTCTTTGACACCATCGGCTTTGAAGGTGGTCCAGATGTACAAGGTAATATGGTAGATGAAAATAGCAATAGCATTGACTTAGTCAATCACCTAGATGCTAATTTCTGTACCAACCCCTTGGACCCAGAACACAGTTATCTTGCATATCTGTATAAAGAGCAAGGTCGTAAAGACCCTAGCAAAACTTATACAACTGTGTTCCCAAAACTGGTTCCAAACACACCGGCTGGACGTAAGGACCTCGAAGGCTACATAAACTTTATGAAGTCTAAGAACCTTATTAAAGAGGTGCAAGATGGGGTAGCAACAAACAATGTCATAACACCTAACAATGGTCAAATGACACAGGACGATGCTCCGTTCTAATGTTTGTTGAAATGGCAATCGGGAGTCCCTCTAAACGAGGGGCTCTCGTTCCTATAGACGATATGTGGGACATAGTCTACGAACAAGGCAAAGAACAAGCCGTGTATCGTAGCGTGTATATGTATGACGAAGACGCTGTCAAACACATAAAAGCAAATGGTACAGTTAAAAACTTTCTAGGTATGAGATACATAGATAATGTACCTATTGACATAGACAGAGCACAGAATACAGACGAATACACGTTACAACACACACAGTTTATCATTGACTACTTATTAAAAGAACTCAACATCAAAGAAGGTAACTACGCTATATACTTTAGCGGCACTGGTTATCACATTGATGTTAGTGCAGAATGCTTTGGCTTTAAGCCTAGTGAAAACTTACCTTACACAGTCAAAGCAACAATGATGAATATGTTAAATGAAATAAAGACAGACCCAGCAGTCTACACTAGGACAGCACTCATAAGGGTAGCACACAGTCTAAACGTAAAGTCAGGTTTATTTAAAATACCTTTGACATTAGATGAATTGTATACTAGCCATACGAACATCGTTAAACTAGCACAAGACAGAAGACTAGAACACGGAGTAAGTGAACTCTGGGGCGAAGGTCATCTAGAAGAGCAAATAATAAATGACGTTCCAGTAGTTAGGTCTATGCAAAAGGTAAACGAACCAAGTAACGTAGTTAATTGCGTACAGTCTTTATATAATAAAGGACCAATGCAAGGTACACGTAATCACGCTTTGTTGCGTATGGCTTCGCACTTTAGACGTAACGGTATACCAAGTGATGCTACTAAAGCAAGTTTGCTACA